TATCCTCTTGTTACCTTGTTACTTTAATAAAAATGAATTAAAAATACTATTATAGTAAGGGTTTGAGTGGTAACAGGTGAAATAATTTTGCCTGTTACTCACCTGTTACTTTACAATTTTACTTGTTACTTTTTCTTTAAATCACTATAAATCCATATAGTTTTTCCTTCAGTTTTCTTTTGTTTCTTATTATATTTTAATCTCTTCAATTCTTTACCAAAGTTTATATTGTTCATTTTCATAAATCCATTATCTCCACACCATACTCCATAGGATTCATATAATGATGCACATGAAATATATTTATTTTCTTCATCTGTAGTTATATATTTTTCTTCCATATATTGTTTCACAGGATTAGAATCTAATTTATACTCTTCAAGTTTATTATTAACTTCAATACTTTCAGTGAATTTCTTTTGTTTTGTTAACCTTTTGAGACCACTTAATGCAAACATAAATATACCATCTGCTTCTAGTTTTAATTTTTCCGATAAATCAATATCTATCTCGTCTCCTTTAAATTGTTTATTAAAAGGAATTATAGACAATCTTCTATACAATCCGTCTGATTTATCTTTGGTAACTGGTAAGTTATTCATTGCAAATATTAATTTTGCTGTACTTGGGAATGAAAACTTATCTTTACCTTTATACTCACCATCAATCATATCCCCAGATACTATTTTCTTAAAGAATGCGGTAGTTTTTAAATTACCTTCTATTTCTGATGATTTATTAATAAGTTTACCAAACAAAGAAACTCTAGAAAAAGCTCTGTCTAATTCGCTTATGTCAACATCACTAATATTCTTACTACCCCATATATAATCCATTATGTCTAACAATACTGATTTACCATTAGACCCTTCTCCTATCAACATAAATGATTTATGAAATTTGCATGAAGGTGTAAGGCAATAACCTAACATTTCACCAATCAATTTAACTCTTTCTGCATCTTTTTCAAATGTAGACATCATATAATATTTCCAATTAGGAGAATTATTTAGCGCTTCAGGATCATAATTTACATTTAATTTTATTGTACTATAATCTTCTGGAAAGAATTCGTCTTTATAGAAAACAGTATTCTCAATGTCAGTAATATCTAATGTTCCATTCTTTACTATTAATCTATTTCTGTTTGCATTAAGTAATTCTGCTAATTTGTCGTTATTAACTTGATTTATAAGCATACGAAAAGTAGAACTTATCTTTGCATTTGTCAATTCATCTTCTGATTCAAGTATTTCTGCAATTAATTGTTGAATATGTAAATCAGAACAATTCTCCCAAATTACTCCGTTGAATATTAAAAATCCCATACCCGTACTATAAACAACATTGTGCTTAGTTATAAAGTAATCAACAAATGATTTATCCATAAATTTACCATCCTCATAAAATTTTCCTTCAGTAATTTCACTTATTTTACCATCTGAATTGTAGCGATATTTCTTTGTTATTTTCTCTGTTTTAATTACTATAGAAAATTCTTTATTCTTATTTTTATAATCTCTAATTACCTCAAAAATTGTTTCTTCGTTTATCATGTTTATTTCACCTAGTCCTTTCATTTTGAAATCATAGCCACTATTAATTATTTAATTATAGGAGTCTTAGAATTACACCATTCAATAAAAGCAGATTTTAGTGAATCAGTTTTATCGAATTTGACATATGTGTCATTTTTAGAACCAATACCTACACTTAAAGGAATTAATCCTTTTTTGAAATAGAATTCTGCTTGTCGTAAATTGTAAATATAAACGACATTATGATTGTTAATCATTTATAATCATTCCTTTTTTATTTATTTTTATATCTATAAAATATTAAAATCCCAAGTCGTTGGGATTCTCTAAAACCATTGCTACAGGCCACTTTCAGGATGTTAAATATCCTATGAAAATGTCCTTTTATTTAGTGGGGGGTTGGGGGTAGGAGAGAGATATGGATGGGATGGGATTAAGTTGTAATTTTAATCCCGAATACTTCTTGCAATCTTTCATCTTTTTTATCTTTGAGATATCCAGAAGTCACCTCGCTTGAATCGTGATGAGCAAGTATTTTTAAATCGTCAAGCAACAGACCTTCTTTTTTCCCTAATTTTTCACACATATAATGATCTCCTGTAGAATAATTTTCTAAAGATATATGTCTTAGGCTATGAACATTAAACTCAATTTTCTTTCCTTCTAATTTACTTAATAAATTACTCATTTCTACAAACCAATCATAAATTGTACCCAAAGTTACTGGAGTTTTGTTATCACCTTTACCTGTAATCCACATTTCTTTTAAATCATCTTCGCCTCGTTGCTTTAAGTATAGTTCAACACATTCTTTTGTTGCATCAAAATAAAGTAATGAAAATTTCTTAGCACGTTTGCCAATTACTATATTTGTATGATTTCTATTTTTATCATAAAAACATTCCTTTTGTGTTTGGAACAACTCGTTTTTGCGTCCTGCGGAATCATAGGCAAGCATTAAAATTGTGGCTAACATATATTTTTCTGATTTAATTAATTCATCTTTTAATTTCATAACTTGTTCGTTTGATAAAAATACAATATCTTTAACTGGATCTTTTCTTAACCCTTTTACCTTACGGGCAGTGTTATTTTCATAGTCTAGATCGTCATCTTCTTCACAATATGTTAAAAGACTCCTTAAAGCACTCATAAGTCTATTATGCCTAGCATTTGATACTTTAAGTTCTTCAGTTATCCACAAACTATATCTTCTAAAATCCTTTTTATTTAACTCTAAAATATATTTATTATTTAATTTTCTATAGATATAGAGCATTACAATTTTCCAATCTGCGTAGTATTGAAGAATTGTACCATTAGATTTTTGGTTTTGTTTTAATTCCGCTTTATAATCTTCCATTATTTCCTTATTTAGAGAATTGACTAATTGCCAATCCTCTTCATTGTATATTTTGTTATAAACTCTTCCTCTTGTCATGTATTCAATTCACTTCCTTTATAATTTATTTATATATTAATTACTTAAACTTACTACAAACAAAATCTACAATTTCCTCTTGTGCTCTTCCCTCACAAGCTTTAACAAAAATACTACATCTACCTTGTTTATATCGTTTACATGTGATGCATTTAGATTTAAACTCATCTAAATGTTCAACAGTTGGGAATATCCCAACAAAGTCAACAGGACGTATTTCTATTTCTACTCTCGGGTTTTGAGAATCATAGAAGATACCTTGTGTCCTTTCACATGCCTGAACATCATCTATCCAAACTAATTCACTTTCAGTAATACTATCTAACATTAATTTATATGTATTATTACTATCCATATCAATTCTTGGAAAAAAGAACGTACAATCAATATAATACTTTTGAAACTTATTATCGCTTTTTATCCATTGTTGTTTTTTTACTTGTTGTTTAATATTTTTAATAAATTCTTTCTTATAATCTTTTGCTTGTTTTGTTTCGTACATTGTTACTTGAGGAACTGGTTTTCCATTTTTATAAATAATGAATGACCTTGGCGAGAGATAGTGGTTCACGCTAATAGGTATAGACGATGTTAATTTTAGTATATTTAAAATAATATTCACTCCTTATAATTATTAACTAAGGAGTATCCATTTTAGATACTCCATTATACTAAGGTTACTATTTTATTTATAGATTCTGAATACATATATAAATCTTACCATCTTTATAAGACTCTACTACCCTATTTCTTTCCACTATAACTTTCTCAACAATATTATCGTCCTCGCCGTACTCCCTTGTTATTACTTGATCTAAGATACTCTTTGCAAGATTTTGAACATCTATAGATTCTAAGCAATCAAACTTTAAGAATACAATAATTGGTTTATTCCAATCAACATTTAATAATTCTTTATCCTTTAATTGTTCTGATGGAAATGATTTTATCCAATTATTATATGTATTTGTTCTTACTGTTTTGTACTCATTTGTATACTTATCTTTTATTTTCTCATAGAGATTATTGTTTGACATACCATGTTTGTTTATAACCATAAATTCTTCAATATTTGGATCTAAAAAATCTAATTTATTTTGTTGTTCTTTTATAATTTCATCTTTATATCTAATCTTTTGTCCATACGATTTATTTTCAGATGAACTTTTCTTCCTATCGTATTCTTGAATATAGTATGAGTAGGTAGTAGTTTTAAGCATATACATACGATCAGATATATTCACATTATTCCTATTTTGAGTTAATCCATTTATCAACCTATTATATTCAATTCTTTTTATATCTGCATCTCTAATTTGATAAATATATTCATTGAATAATGATAATAAATTTAGTAAATCATCATAATTACAATATTTAAACGCTGAAACAGTTTTTCTTTTTCCGAAATGTGACTCCAACATTTTCTTACGAGCAATTTTATCATCTTTCTCTGTTAATGCACTTATAATTTCTGTACTTTGTTGTCTTCTATATTCTAATTCTTTTGCCATTTCTTCAAATGCCTTTGTGTATTTATATGTAAATATTAAGGCTTCATCTCCTGAAAATTTGTTCACAAGTATAGAAAACCCTTGCCTATCCATCTTATATTCTGGTCTTGATTGTTTATTTTCATCTACATACGACCCCAAGGCAAAATTCCCTTCGGCTAATTCTGGTATAGCTTCCATAAATTTTCTTATTTTCTTTAAGACGTCTGCATGATCTTTCCCATACTTTAAAGCAACAGTTCTACTACTCACAACAACATTTCCATTTTCATCAATTACTAACCCAAATTCCTTTTCAAAAGTTGTTAAGTTATTTTCCATTATTAATTCCTTCTTTCACTTTTAATTTATTTATTACTCTGATTCACACTTAAACTACCTAACTCTTTTACACCATCTGTCATAGACATCTGACGTTTCCGAAAATCCAAATTTGTACCATATTCTTTTGGTGGTCGGATGTACTCCTGTTGATTTTGCCATAACTCCATTTTCCATATAGAATGAAGCTTGTTCTGGGTTATAAAGATAAACAAATCTTTCTTTTTCTGTCACTTTATCACTTCCTTTCAACATAAATTTGTATCACAACTTTGAGACACATAAAAAGAGCATAATCAATAAAGATATGCTCCTTCAATCAATCACAAATTATTTACCTTGAGCAACGTATCCCATGACAAGCTCTACCAACCATCCTAACCAAATAATCTTTATATTTCTGACACTCATTGACATTTAAACAATTCTTCTCACAATACTCACTTGATATTAATTTATTTTGTTTTATTTGATTCTTTTGATTTATTGTCAGGGTTGTTTTTGTTTTTCTTGCTTGCCACTAACACCACCTACTTTATAATTATTTTTGCCGTTTATTAAGTTTTGTGAAATTTGATTTGAATACTATACTCACAAATTCAAACGAATGTTTTATTGAGTTATTTCAATTGTTTCACTTCAATCCTAAATGACTCAAATTGTAATTCTGGTGAACCAGTATGAGATACACATTTAAAATTTAAAGTAATGTCGGCTGTTGGCGTAAAATACCTTCTTGATTTTCAACCAATTAAAATGAAGCGACTTGTAAAAGCGCTTCGTTATTATTGTTTACATATTTAAATGTAAATCCTTTATGGTGTTTACGTTTACCTAAACATACGGCTGATATTTTACTATGTAATAATTTTACACCAAATAAACTTTCAGATTGTTTCTCTAACTCCATAATAGATGTAAAAATTCCTAAATTTGAATCATCTTTAAATACTTCAATTTGTTTTCCACCCATTTTACCTGCTTTACTACAAAATTTACTTGTCTCGTCTTCAGGGTTATATTTTACCCAATCCCAAATTTTAGTCCCCTTTTTGAGATATCTTATTACAGTACACTTATGAATGCCCATAATATTTCCAATATCTGTTGTGCTGAAATCTTGATTTTCGCTTTTTAATTTACACGTTTCTAATACAATATTAGATAAAGCATATTCTTCAATTTTATTCCATTGTATTATTGATAAATCAAATATACCGTTTAATTTTGAATCTAATATATTGTTTTTTATATATTCCATATCTGATTTTTGACAATCAATTCTAATAACTATTATATTATATTTTTTAGCCATATCGTCTTTGTAATTATCAATGGCGATAGATTCTTCAATAGTCATATTTGATTTACTATGTATTTCATTCCCATGCCCTAAACTTCCATCCATCTCTAATATGTATTTTTTATTATTATATTCAAAATAATTATCATATCTCTTTGGTTTAATCCATTCTGGGCTATACTCATGTTCTAAATAATCAAATTTATAAGTTTCATTTAATTGATTCAATAATGAATATGCAAATTTATTTGGATAACTTATCCCATCTGAACACTGACATCCTATTGATCTAGTATTATATATTGAATTGATAGACATTGATTTATTTTTTATTTGTCCACAGTCTGGGCAAATTGGATTAATTAAAGCACTACTTGATTTAGTATATAATTTAGCATCTTCAGGATTTTTAAAATATTTCACTAGCCAAGGAGTTGTATCGAATATTGAATTTATTCCCAATACTATTATTGCACCACGGCAACAAGCACAACCACCCTTATTTAATAAATCACTCTCTAGCATCCAACTTCCATCATCACAAAACCCACAAACATTACATTTATATTTATAATATTTTCTATTAAAACCATTACTATCTTTTCTATATTCTCTATCCATAATAACCAAATCTCTCTTGTTGCCAACAAACCTTGTTCCAATTTTAACTTTAAATTCGCTTGTCTTTTTTCCTAATAATTTACCTAATTTACAATTAGTAAAATTGCCATACTTGATTCTAAATATATCATGATTTAAGTATTGAATTTTTAAATATCCGCTTTTAGTATCATAACTAACAATTTCTATTTCACCTTCAATATCATCATAAAAAAAATTAACAGTATTTCCAACACTTTTTTCCCAATCAATATTTTTACCTCTATGTCTTGGTAAATTTTCTAAGAATATTTGTTTATTATTATTCATTTTATCATTTCCACCTTTCTGTAAAAAAGTTTTATAATGGATAAAGAGACCGTGTTACAGCACAGTCTCTTCGTTTTACCTTATTTAAATTTCGAACCTCAAATAAGAACCATATTAAGTAAATTATTTATTGTTTATTCATTATTAAGATATCTGCTTGATTTTAATCCAGTTACCTTCTGTTGCTGTAACTGTTGCACTATCATTCGAACATCGCAATCCAATTTGTGTATCCACTGTACATTCCAATATGGCAAATGCAGGGCTTCCAGTACCTGCTGAACCTACCACATCGGCTGCATTGCCTTTTTCTCCAATGTAACTAGATGTTGTATAATTGTAAAATTGATAGCTTATTCCAGCATCATTTTCATTTAAGAGTTGTACGCCCATTAACTCATAAACTCCCGGATATAATTCGTATCTTCCACCACCCATATTTGTTTTGACTCCGTTTAATACAACACCCGAACTAAAATTAAGCAATGTATTGGCAGATGGATTCACAGCCACCGTATTACTAGCTTTTAGGTATGCAAAGTTGCTCATCTTATCCCATCTTGTGCCATTGTAAATATACTTGCCTTTAGATTCATCGGTCTGATATACTTCTAATCCTTCAGGTGGTGAAACAATTGCTAGTCTTTGTGCTTGCGACATTCGCGGTACTCTAAAACCTTTACTTGTTGAAACTAAATCTAAAATTGCACTTGTATTAGGTTCTCCACCAATTGAAACATTTCCATCTGCTCTAATTAACATCAAATCAGTTTCACCAGATTCTAAATCTCCAGCAGAAAATACATGTCCATGTCCAACATCTACAAGATCAACATTGTGCCTCAAATATCCTTTTGTTCCACCAACTGAATCATAACCAATTTTATAGTTATCATTACCTTCATAAAAACTAATGCCATTGTCTTCTCCAATATCTGTAAGATTAGGAGTCTTTAAGCGTAATGTTTTATTATTTAAGTCAACATTTCCTTCAATATTTACATTGCCTGTGCCAGCATTTATATTGACAGTGGTAGCTCCTGTAGTATTACCAATAGTTACTGTTTTTTCATTGGTATTATTACCAATATTAACCGCACCAGTTGTTCCAGAATCAATAGTTACTGCTCCGGTAGTTGTTGTATTTAAATTAATTCCACCTGTACCGCTTTTTATATTAACTGTTGTCGTTCCTGTCAGATTACCAACTGTTACAATCTTGGAACGAGCATCTGCTCCTATGTTTACTGCTCCAGATCCTTCACTACTAACATTTACTGCCCCTGCGCCACTAGACATAAGATCAACGGTCTTATTAGCTGCACCCATAATCATTAGAGCATCATCCGAAGTTACTTTTCGAACGAATACTTCTTTAAATACTTTAGTTATTGAACCAATTGAACGAGTGTTATTTGTACTAGGAACTATATCAGAAGCAGGAATAATTGTACCAATACCAGTGGCGGTCAATGTAATGTTTTTATCCGTTCCTCCTGCTGACAAATCTAAAGTGTCATCTGATTCTACTTTTCTGGTGAATAAATTAAGAAATACTTTTAATAGAGAACCTAGTGATTTTGAATTTGTATTACTTGGCTCTATATTATCGTCTATAATTATTTTGCCTTTTGTTGCGTTTTCAGTTGATTTTAATGTAAGATTCTCACTTGCATTAGTTCCCCCAGAAACGCTTTGTCCTCCCGATCTACCACTTTGCAATACAGTATCAGATGGTTCAGCAAAAAAATCGTAATCTGTTCCTGCTATCAATCGACCAGTAAATGTATTACGTATAATTATTATATCATTAGCATTTACAACCTCTGTTCCTATTAGCGTACCAGCATCAGTAAATTTATACTGTTCTCCTTTATTCCCAGAAGTTAAAGCATTAAAATCAGCAACCGTAATACCACCCTTATAATCAATAACTTTTGCTACAAGATCAGATAGTAGATCCCATTTTAAAATATTTGCTTCAAATGAACCACTCTGAGAACCATCAGTATTACAAACATAAATCTTCCCATCATCAATACACCAATCATCTTTATTCCATGTTTTTTCACTCCAAGGAGAAGAATAGGCAATACGCTCTCTTGTAAAAGCCCACCTATCAACAGCTCTCCAAGGTTGTGTCCCTGACTCATTTGTTTTAATAGAAAAAGAAGAAGAACTTGTTAATTCTCCGTAAACCGTTTTACTTGGTACATAACCAAGCAATCCTGGAACATCAATTTGAATTTCGCTGTCAGCAATCCACTCAGTAGATGGAATTGTTTTTTGAAAATATAAAACACCTGTATTGTCAACTCCAACATAAAAACGAATAATTATATTATCTGTAGCAGGTATTGAACCAGTTTGATAATATACTTTGGAAATTAATTGGTTTTCAGTAGGTGTTACAGTATAACCAAATGAAGTTCCAGTAAAAATATCAATATTATCTGATTGAGTAATGGTTCTAATTTCTTTTGTTGCCAATAATGGCACTTCTGGTTCTATACTGCCCGAATCATTAAAATGCGAATGAATTACCAATGTTTTAGAATCATCTGATACAGACCTTACCATTAAAATATGACCTGCAGCAGAAATACGTAAATCACGACCAATATAAAGAGAATCACCACTTATACGAAAATCAGAATCATTCCATACACCATTTTCACGTTTTTCAATTACTGGAATACCATTTTCCTCAATAATCCTAATGCTACCATCTGTATTAGCATCACCTTTTATATATGTAGTCCCAGAAGGATTGTTGGAAATCATACTTCCCTTATTACTACTACTACTTATAGGCATATTGTTAATTCACCTCTACTTTCTTTTAGAAATATAATCCATACCATTTTAAATTTTGGCCCAAGTTTCCTAATACTTTTATTTGTTGAATATTACAATAGTCGATAGTGGTAGAGTTTCCAGCAGCTATGCATACACAATATTCTGATGGTAAAATCTGAATAAATAAATCTGTTGCGTCTGCTTCAATTGTTAATGAGTTGAGATGATTTGAATTTCCATTTGTGTCTGTAAAAGTAATTATTTGATTATTTGCTGTTGTTGTATAAAATTCTACTAAATTACTTTTATGGATTGAGCTGATAAATCCTGAGTGTGCGAGATTACCTATTGGCATAGTTATCATTCCTTTCTTTATTGATATTGTTTTTTATGATTTGTAAAACCCTTGTATATCAAGGACTTTAGAAGACATAAATATTGGTATTTAGGTTAAAATCAGTGATTTATTTGGATGGAAAATAGTAAAAAATAAGGAGAAAAGAGAAGTTTTTATTCCTTCTGCTTCTCTCCTTATTTTGATGTTTTAGATAGATGTTGGGATTTTTTGGTTGAGATTGGAAATAGTGATAATTATAGGATTTGCAATTTCCTATAATTGTTTTATGCTACTTTAATATCATTTTCTAATAATCGTAATTTCAAATAATCAATATTTGACCAATCTGAATCAATATCAATTCTAATCATTGTGTACCCGTGTTCCTTAACAAGATAATCTTTGAGTTTGTCATTTTGCTTTTGTATTTCAAATCTCTCATAACCACCAAATTGTTTCATCGGAATTTTATGGTGTTTACCATCCGTCTCAACTACTAATTTACAATCTTCAAATACACCATCGCAAAACAACGGATAATTATTTATTCCAATTAACCACTCAAATGATTTTTGTGGATCACATTCAACATTTAATATTTTAGAAATTGTGCCTAAAACATATTTTTCAAATTTGTTTGTATATCTATCAACCTTATATTCGTAACTCTCACATACTTTTGTCCATGATAAACCTAATTTTTTACGGTATGTTCTGTCGTCAAACTTAGATAATTTATTAAATAATCTTCTAGATGGATATACTGCATTATTTAAAAAACATTCATCAAATACTTTTCTGAATTCTTCTTCTAAATCTGCTAATGATATTATATTTTTATTTATAGTCGAAGTTATTTTGCCTACATTCGTTTTATGTTGCTGTTGTAATATTTTATATTCTGTAAACTCATCTTTACCAACATACATTTTAACGATATTGTCATAAACTTTTCCCTTTAATTTAAATCTTGAAGAATATGACTCTGGTGGAATAGGAGATATTTCTGCAAATTCATGAAAGAGAGGAACATGCCCAATTTTATTAACTATATCAATAAAATTATTTTTATAGTATTCATTATCGCGTCTTGATTTTATAATTCCACATTTATCTCTAATAAAATCAAGTCCAATAGAAGTTAAAATATCAATCGTAATGTATTCATGTTTTTTACTGAAATTCTTTAGATCTTGAGAATTAGTAGCATCATAAAAATAACTATATTCTTTTAAAATATAGTTAACCAACTCATCATATTTATTGAATTGTTTTAACCAATCTAACCATGAAATATCAAAAGAATTACAATATGTAGATATACTAAATTTAGAAATTGAATTGAACCCTTTAGTGGTTAGATATTTCGGATCACTATTTATGGATATAAGTTCTTCAAAGTAATCTTTGTACTCCTTTTGCCTGTCTTGTTGTTTTGGTTTGAGTTTACTATTATAATGATTATGACAAATTTCTTTTCTTCTTTTCTTTTTACAATTATCACATTGCTGTCTTGTAGATGGTATACCAATCATTAACTCTCCGCATATGGAACAATTCTTATTTATATATTGCATTCTTATCTCTCCTCTTCTGATTAAAGGAATAAATGGGAAAAGAGACTGAAAATCAGAATTTCAGTCTCTTTTAATTACTCTTATAAATCTGGCCTGATCTACAAGGAACCATATATAATTAATTATTGCTTGTCAATATCGATTGTTTTTACTGTTTTACTTTCTTCCCATTTAAAATTATCAGGTTTAAAAAAACATTTAATTTCTTCTAAAGAAAAGATTTTTTCTAACTCTTCTAACAGATATATCTTGTCTAATTTAATACCTATAGGAGCAACTGCTGGATGATTATATACTAAATATTTTTCCATAGTTTATTACACCACCTTATTAAACTTCCAGAGTAGGATCTGTTACAAGATTAAAGAATTGAGAGTCACCAGCCGTATTTGTCCAACCATATACTTCACAATCGAATGGAAGTACAGCAGGAGTTCCGGCTTTAGTTGAAAATTCAAAATCAGGATTTGGACGAGCTTTTTCGACAATAATAGTCTTAATAGCTTTGTTTCCTGCTTTATCTTCAACTTTTGTTTTTGCCGTAATTCTTATTAGTGCAGGTAATTTTCCACTAATGAATTTAACGCCAGTTGCAGTAGCTCCGGTTGTATAATCACAAACTACAAGAACTTTTGATCCTTTTTTTCCTGTATTAAAAGTTAAAGTGGCTGCCGCGATTGTATATTGTTCTAATGTAGGAGCACTTGCCACAGCAGCAATTTCTGTTCCTAAATTATCATCCGTGTCAACATTATAGACCTTTAAAGTTGACGAAAGAGGAGTGACATCTATGATTACCGTTCCTGCGCTTGCATCAACTGTATAAGTTTTCTCGAACGCATTGGTTTGTGCTCCTGTAGTTGATGTAGCACCAGTTTTTACGGAAACTACATTATCATCAATCAGTGGAAGTTGTGCGGTAAAAGTAGCCGTAGGTGAATGATATGATGTATACTGAATTTGATTATCACTACCACCTTTGATTTCTGTTTTTTCATATTTTTCTCCGATAGCACAATCCGTAGCGTATTTAACTTGGAAAAGAACTGCTTTTGTAGAATAATCTTGCACGGTGAAATCTAGCACCTTCGCCCAAACCTGCTTTTGCCCAATTGCCATTTTTAATTACCTCCTATTTTTTTATTTTATGTTTTTGAGATATGACTCAAGTTTTATATTATCAGGATTTACTCCTACTAATAGCTGTTGAAGATTCCATCTATATTGCTCCTTCATTTGACCTCTTTGAAGTTGTTCGTAAAATTGATATACATTCAAATCCCAAATATTTATTATGTTTAAACCATTACCATCAAAATTAGCTACTGATGAAATTAAATCTTCAAAATTTGGTTGTTCTGTATCTTTGTTTAATACTTCATTTATCTTTTTTTCAGCTTCTAGAACTCTTTTGTCAAATTCATCTAATTCTTCTATGTTTCCAACTTCTAAACGATTAGAAAATCTAATATTATTTATAAAAGAATCATAATTAATTCGATTTAATACAATATCTTCTTTGATAAATATTAAATCATTATTTAGAATTTTAGGTTGGAAGTTAACTTTTGTAAAAAAATATAATCCACATAAAATAATGTCCATAATTCCTTCTGTAGAATTAATGACATAGATTAAAGCATCATAATTATTTTTTACTTCTAATTTTACTGAATCTATAACTCCTTCTTTTTCAATTACACAATAAGCTAAAAGAATACCATATTGCTCAAGTCCAATTTCCGCAATTTCTCTTAGAAGTGGGGAGTAAACTGGTATCTTATCAACATATAAAGGTAAGTTTGCTAATAGTCTTAATTTATTCATATAATCACATACCTAATTTATTGAAATTCTTGCATTTTATAAGTTATATAAATTCCACTATAGTTTTCATTAACTAAAAATTCATCCATATCATAAAACTCTAATTCATTAAATCCCAAATCTTCAGAAGAATTGAATACTTCGTCTATGTAGTTTAAAAGCATATCATACCTTAAAGATCCATAATCTGTTTTTATTAATGAATTGTGTAGAATTATATAGAAATGTATACTGCCATATTTAAAAGTTCTTCCATTTGGTTTATAATTAAATTTCATTGTGATAAAGGTATTTGCTTCTGTTTGTACTGTGGGTATGAAACGCCAAGGATATATATTTTTATATATCAAAGATGGGGCATTAAAATCATCTGGCAATTGAACATCTAAAAAATTTGGCTCATTACTCACAAGACATTTTACTATTTCTTTTTTACTAATTAATTTCATTAGGATTGTAAATTTATTTGCACCAAGTTCTGAAAATCTACTCATATCTCACCACCCTAAAACAAACTCTTAATTTGAATCCTAAATCCACCACTAAATACTGTCTCACCAACATTTTTACAGAACAACCTAACATACCCCAAACCTAATCCCTTCACAACACAACTATTCCCAACACTATCCTGACTTACAATACTTGCCAATACAGTCTCGCTAACTCCATCATCTCCAGTCAAATAGAAAACAGAACTATCACTTATTGCAATTCCATTATCCTTAAATGTACAAATATAAGTAGAAGAGTAAGTCTTAATTATTGAAATGTTTCCATTAATTTCTACTGTTAAATTATGCTGTTCTTCCTCAACAATCTCAATTCCAATATTATCCTGAATCAAATTATCATTATCCAATTTACAACTAATATTTACACTCCCTACAGATAAGAAATTTACTAATCCTGTGCTTGATACAGTAGCAATTAAATTATTGCTTGAAGTAAAAGTAAGTAATGGAGATGTAATTATTGTTTCTCTATCTTTTACTTGAATATTTAATTGTACAGGAGTATTAATGTCTGCTTGAATTGAATCTCCATTTAAGATAGTAAGAGAATATGATGGAAATACTTGTTCAACATCGCTATACTGCATTTTTATTAATAATAAACCTGGAACAGTAATATCATCAATATTTGTAACTTTCCACGACCTAATTCCAATTTTGTACACATCATTAATTTCAATTTGTCTAGTAATATCAGTATCGCTTATTTGAACTGCAATTTCTGAATCTAATGTTGATATTATTTTTTGTTCATCTAGGGAGATTGAACCTTTTGAGATTATGCAGGGGATAGAGTGGAGAGTTGATGTTGAGTCGTAGAATTGGAGTGTGTTGTTGGATCTCTCAATAATCCCTACATCAGATATTTTTGAAGTTGTATCACCATTTACGCAAATCCAATTCGAATTATCAAACTCAATAATTTCACCAATGCTTATAGTTTCATCAGGAAAACATAATAGTCTTTTTCTATTAGGATTTTTAATAATTGAACTTTCTTCAACAATACGAGTTTTTCTATCAAAACCACTAATTTTAACCAAATTATAACTTGTAGAATTTTCAAATTCAGTTGATACTAAATTCTTCATGTTATCTGTAAACAAAGTTTTTCTATCTTGTCCTCGCCTTGCTTGATAATCCGTCCACCAAGTCAATTTAATATCAACCTCCTTTATATTTTCTTACAAATTATAATAGAGAAGGGAGTGTATATTACCACTCCCTAAACAAAAACTATTCTTTTTCGCGCAGACCAATAACTTTTAAAACGGAACCATCAGCAGAAGCTTTGTAATAAAAAGTTTTACAATAAGTTTCAAAATTTTCAATGCTTGCCCCAGCGACTAATTCTATAGCGTTTTCCTCTGTCGTCAAATTGTCGATATTAATTGTTACCACATTAGCAGACTCATTTTTAATTAATTGAAAAATATTTACCCCAAGTGCTACATTTTGTTCTGCTTGATTTGCCGTCAGTTTTTTGCTTACATATCCAGTTACATTTGCCATTATTTATTCCTCCTCTAAGTTTTATTAATTTATTATTTAATAAGAGACAATTCTTTTTCAAGAATAGTCTCTATATTATCAAAATCCTTATACCATATTTCTAGCAATTTAATTTTATTTTCTTCGGCGTATTCCCTTTTACGTTTATCGTGTTCTTTTTGCTGTTCGAATTGTTTTTCTGCCCATTCTTTCCCTTTACCTGCAAAATCTACAGGTTTCTCATGTTGCTTGCCTTGAAACTCAATAAGAAGATTATATTTAGGCAGATAAAAATCATAAGATAATAAACCATTGCCAACACCTATTAATCCCTTAAATGTTTTTTGTGGTATGTAATATTTGATAATACTTCCTACCAACAACTTCTCGTAATCATCTTGCGAGATTTTTGTCCAATTATTATTTATCAAGTGGAAACTTATTTCTTCTTCTCCTAGAGAGAAATTACAATCAGGACAACGAAAATTAAGTCTATTGGAACCGTCTATACTTCTTAAATAATCATCATGCTTTCCGTCTTTGCATTTCCAATACACTTTTTGATGACTTTTTGGAGCATATTCAAAAGGTGATTTTGGATTTATGCCTGACCAGACAATTAACGCTTCTTGATGCAATGTTCCTAAACTATCAAGTGGATGCACTTTAGTTTTTGCACAATAAGAACATCTATTACCTTCTGTAAAATCATTACAAGTAATTTCATAGCTTCCATGATAATCTTTTTCTTGGCACTTAATCCAAACTTTACTATTGCTTCGCGAAGCAATTTTCCAAGGATCAATATCAATATTATTTTCGTAATCCCAATATTTATCTAAGAAGTTTTCTCTAATTTTGTCTACTCCTAATTGTGCAAAGGAGTTACACTGATTACATTTTGTACTTCCTTCACGTATATTAGTAATATCACTTATTCTTTTTAATTCACTAGGATGTTTGCTATTGGGACATTTAAAATAATATTTTTTAGATGTACTATAGCACATTTCATCTGGGTTTAATTTATTCAGTTCATAGTCCCATCTGTCTAGTAAATCTTGACGATGATTATCAATACACCATTGCTTAAAAGATATACTATTTTTTAACTTAGTTAAAAGTATGTTTTCCCTTCCATGTAAATGCATCGCACAATCATAGCAATAATAAGCTCCAAATTTTTCTATGTTGTCTTTGTAATGTTCCCATCTGATATCTTTAAGTATCTTTTTGCAATTGTCATTGTCACATTGAATATCTACTTTTTCATTACTTTTATCTTTCAAATCACTTGGTTTTATTTTTATTTTCTGTCCTTTTATATAACTAATTCTACCTCTTTTATCTTTTCTTCTAGGAATTTCATATCCTAAACTTTCTAAATATTTAACGTTATTTCCATTTAACTCCACTTCGACTTCTTTAGTTATTAATCCCATTTTCTCCTCCAATCACTAATAAATTGAAGGAGGTACTAAGGCTTACACTCCTTAAAATACCCCATAAATAAATAAGTTAGAGAATTAATTCTCTAACAATGTACTAGATATTTAGTTAAGGAAAATATTATTTAAGTACCGATTGCGATCCAACTTACATTGGCGAAGGGTGAGGTCGAAACCACAGGCGTAACATCTCCTACCGCCGTAGGTTTCCAAGATTTTATCCTTATTGAACCACTGGCAGGTGCGCCTGCTTGATCACCAACCGTACATGTACTATACATATGTGTCAGACTTGGATCTCCGACCAAACTAACAACAACCCCAACAACAGATGCTAATCCTGTTACAACATCTACACTGGCTGCCCCAATAGTAGCAACTCCTCGTGCAATTTTATAACCTGATGCAACTCCTTGTGTCAATAAATTAATTTTAGCAGTTGTAACAGTAAGTCCATCAAGTACATTTAATTCTGATTCCGAAACTACTTTATAATTAAATTCACTCATTTTTCAACCTCCTTATATTAAATATCTTTTCTCTAATACTAATTCCCACTTTTATAAAACTTAGAATATAAATAACCGTCATACAAATAATCATTAACTTTTAATTTTAATTCTTTATCATATACAGTTTTAATTTTATTCATAGTCCCTAATTGATCAGCAGGACTGAATGTTTTAAAATCCTTATCTGTTAATCTAAGTTTTAATAATTCGCCATTATTTATTTTCTCATCTAACCAAACTTTACGCATATAATCTGCTAAAATCCACATCTCTTCTTCAGTTAATGTATTTGTAAATGTTTCAGTAGTATCATCTCTGGTTAAAACTTGTTTACATTTTTTAAATAATGTCACAGCTTTAGATAGGGTTAATTTATTTTCTACTTTCATTTGTGATTCGTTCAAAGATGTTAGGTCAAAATCATTAATTTCATGCATGAATTTTGGAAAAATTAAATCGTATGATGTGGACATTTTATTTATCACACACCTTTACTTAGTATTTTTCTTTTGATTTTCTTTATTTGCTTTCTCATCTTCTTTAACTAATGTTACTTTAATATTTGTTTCTTCTTCAATTACATCAATTACAGATCCTTTTAAATCACTATAATTTGCAAGAGCTAATTCAGCTAATAATTCTTTATTTCCTTCTGGTAATTTTTGCATTTCCTCTTTTAATTCTTCCGAACTTAAAGAGAGCATTTTCTTTAACTCTGAAGATAATTTTATATCTTCATATTTTACATTTTGAAGTTGTAATGCTTCAAACACATTTTTATCTGCCACATAAACATCACCAGTTTGAATTAAATCACTTGTGTATGCCATATTTTCCAATTCTAAATATGACAAGGAGGCAGGTGTACCAATCCTTAATAAATTTATAGGTCTGCTATTTAACTGAATCCAATAAATTTTACTATGTGTATTACTAATAATTTTAACTTTTGTATCTGGATCTGGATCTGTTGATTTATAATCAATTGTTTTTGCCATTTTAACCATTCCTTTTTTATTTCAAAATTAAGTATTGGAATAAGAGAGGAAAATCAAATTCAACTCTCTTATTCCAATATTATTTATTAAAGCGAACTATTTTTATACATACTATAGTAATTAGAATAAATTATTGTAACTCCAAATTTTTTATAAGATTTAAATTCTAAACTATTGTCTGAGTTTTCGGTTTCCTTTACAATAGTCTCTCCTTCAAAAGCAATTTTGACGATTTTTGCCTCGTTTGTCGCTACTACTATTGCATATTGATCACTCAATACCTTACTAGAATTAGTATCATCAGCAAAGGCATTAGGTAGTACAACAACACTTGCACCTCTAAATTTACCAATTCTTCCAAATTCCCTACGTTCCGTTTTGTCCATATCTGTTATAAAACCAAGAGTTTCTTCGATTGTTCCTGCAAATGTAGGAGTACAGAAAATTACAACGTTATCACCATAAGATTGAACATTAGCAATAAGACTACCCATTTGACTAGGAACAAACGCATTTGCAATAACTTTCATATTACTGGAAAGACCAGTAAAAGAAGCAATTAAAGTAGTCTGAATTTGAATATTTATTTTTTCCATAATACCATCTACTATAGCATTAATTAAATCTGTCCAGTCCATGAATCCGTCTAAAAATTGCTCGAATTCTATGTACACAGCACCGCCATACGCTTCCATTGTCATATTAATATAGTCAACATCTAATCTAGTTCTTTCAATCTCTCCACCTAAACCAACTTTCGTAATAAAGTTGAGTAATCCCCTCTTTCCTTTTTTTGTTTTAAATTTAGGTTTTTGTCCCTGACCTAAAATTTGATACTCAACAAAACCACCGTAAGCATCGTCAACTCTCTTTGGAAGTATTTCATCAACATTATCCTCAACAAGTTCAAAAATTTCTTCTCTATTCTTACGAAAACTTCTATATCTATTTTTATCATCTGGAACCAGTTCTTTAAAAGCATCTCTTAATGCACTATTCTTTTCGTCTGAAGTGTAAGTAACCCCATTTTCTATAGTATCTTTACGATTATATGCTTGTTTTGCTAACTCAAAATATTTTCTTTCCATGTTAATTTAATTCCTCCTTCTAATTATTAAATATTATTATTTATTAAGCTTTTGTACATGTGAAACAAAGCGCAGATTCTCCTGCAGGTAAAGTCACAACTCTAGTTGCTTGCAATTCGATTGCTGCACCAGCGTTTTGAATAGGTTCTAATTCAATCTGTCCATTAGTGGAAGGATAAGCATATACAGGAGTACCTGCAACTATAGCGGTTACAATTGCAGCATAATCAGCATAATCACCATCATCATATTTAAAGTTATTGGTATCAAACATATCACCAATATGAAAACGATAAATACGAGGTAAAAATTCACCCAAATTCAATTTGAAATTACCAAGAGACATATCGCTCTCATCATACATTTTTTCTACACATGCTATCAAACCACATCTAATTGTAGGGCCACTAGGAAGACCAAGAGTTTTTGTATAGTGTTCTTCCTCTAAAAGAAATCCATTTTGACAAGCTGTAGCAGCAAAATCAGTTGCATTCAAAGCATACTGAATGTTATGTTCCCCTGTCTTAACCCCTGCCACTTTACGAAGATTTACAATACCATATCTACCAGTTACTACATTATTTACATTAGCCATTATTCATTTTCCTCCTTCTAATTAATTTAATTTATTTTTTAATGCATGATGTCCAATCATCTTTTTTCTTACAAGTAAAACTATTTATTGGAATTTCTGTTTCTACTTTTTTAGGTTTTTTATTAAATTTTACTTGCAAATCTTTATCTGCATAAAGAAGCTTAAATTCCTTTTCCATTTCATCAGTGGAAAGGTCTTTATCTTGTACTGATTTTACTTCTTCAAGGGTCAATACTTTAGAGAAATTTTCTACTAATTCTGCTTTAAGTTGAATTTGATTTTGCTCAAATGCTTCTTGTTGGGCAATTTCTGTGTTAGATTTAAATTCTGCTAGAGATTGATTGGATTGAATAAGAGTTTCATTTTCTGATTTAATTGTGTTGAATTGTTCAGTTAGAGTAGAGATACTTGTTTCATATTCTGTTACTTTTGATTCTAAAGCAGAATATTTAGTTTGAACTTCTTCTAATTCAGGTTTAACTTTTTCATAGTCAATAGTGATTGCTTCAAGTTTTGTCTGAATTTCAGTTTTTTCTGATTCAAGTGCAGTGAATTTTTCATTTGCCTCAGTAATTTTAGAATCAGTTTCTTCTTTAATTTGTTCAAACTCAGAAGTTATAACTTCATCTATTTTTGTAAATAAAGAAGCATCCCCTGCTTGTTTTGGTCTCCAATCAGGAATAAATTCAGCCTTTGCTTCAAAATCCAGAGTTACAATATCCCCATTTAGACTATATGGAACACCATAATATGTATCCCAACTATTTGTAACCACAATAGCGTTGTCATCTTTTAAATCCATCAAATAAAAACTACGTCTTTCTACCAATTCTCCCCAATAATTCTTTTTCATTTCAGTCATTGTTTGAAGTATTTTATCAATTTCTGTCATTAGTTGACTGTTACTTAAAGAAAATTGTTCTTTAATCTTACTTTCAATTTCTTCTAAGCTTAATTCATCAATATTAAATGAAAAAGTTTCTACAGTAAGATTATATTTTTGCAATAAGTCTATTTTTTCTTGGTTATCCACTAACTCTTTACCTCCTTCTTCTGTGATGTTATTTTGGTTATTTATATTATATTGATCCAGAGTATCTTTTAACTCTTGCATCATAATAATAAACTTTTCTTTTGAGTTGTTATGTGCAAATGAATTTGTGGTTGCTAAAGCATTTTCCATACCTGTTCCTAAATTATTATTTAAAAATGTAATGCCAGAATATCTATAATCATTAATTTTATAATATTGATCTTTGGAATTATATTCAAAAGAATCAACTAAAATTTCCATTGATAATTTAATATCTTTATCTCTTTCAATTATATCTTCTGCATAATTTGAATAAGATTTCCATATGTATCCATCAGCAAATACATAATTTTTATCATTAAATTCTTCAATAGTATAATTACAATCTGAAGGGATAAGCCCAATAGGTGTTTCTTTATAGATTAATTTATATTCTCCTTCAGCAATTTTACTTTCTTCAATATCCATATCATGACTGCCAAATTGGGGTACATTGTTTTCATCAAAAATAACATTTGCAAGAATAGGAATATTTACAATAGAATCCTTAGCTTTTTCCATATTTTCAACTTCAAAAAATGAAGAGTTGGGATTAATACCGTCATGGCATATTCTTAACCTCATTTTGATAAACCTATCGGAATCAAAAGAATTGTCTATTTCATATGTTGTTGCCAATGATACGTTTTGTAATTCTTTTATTTCGCTCAATATTTATCACCTCCTTTCAAATATTAAATTAGAATATCATTTTATTGCTAAATACAAATTGTTTTTTATCAATTTGATTAAAATTAAAATTTAATGATTGGTTATTTTCAAAAATAGAGAATCTATTATTTTCAGATAAAAGTTTAAATCCATCTTTAAGTAATTTGTTTTTTAGTTCTAAATTAAAACAGTGAATGAAATTCATTTTATAATAATTACCTTTCTATTAATTTTATCTAATGATTTATGATACTTTTGCTAGTATATTGAGTTCTTTTGTTAGGATTGCTTCTATGTTATCAAAGTCACACCATTTAATACGTAATAGTCGTATATTGTTATTTTTACAATATTCATCTTTCAATTTATCATGAATTTGTAATCTTCTAAATTCTTTCTTTGTCATCCATCCATTAACCCATTTATCATGTTGTTCACCATCAAATTCAATAAGCATTTTTAATTTTGTTCTATCTGCATCATAGAATATTGGTACGTCAAAGCGTAACAATCCACCCCTTAATCCTACTAAATTATCAAAAGTATACTCTTTGTCATGTGGAATTGAATTTTGTTTTAAATAATTCCTTATTCTTCTCTCACCTTTAGATAACTTGCATTTCGAGCAATTTTGACCTTGTGAAATATTTGCCCAACACATTTTAAATTCTTCACCACAATCATTATCTAAACATTTCCATAATAATAATTTATTATTTTTAATATATTTCATACTTAACAATTTATATGGTTTATTATTTAATTTACACCAAAGCTTAATATTTTGGATTGAGTAAGGATTACCTTTGTATGCTAGACTAGGCATTCTTAAATATTGTGTATCTCCCCATGATTGGGTATATAAATATCCGTTGATATCCCTTAATACTAGTTTAGTCTTACTATTTTTATATTTACTTATAAGTTCTAATTTTGAATTATTCTTAGTTAAAAATAATATAATGTTTTGTGTGGAATATGTATTAGTATCACTAACAAATAATTGACGAGTAAGTTTTAATAATGTTCGCCAAGTTTGTGAATAATAATACCCTTCACTATCTAATAAAATTAGAGGGATGTCTTCTCCTTCATATATTTCAGACAATAAAGTAAAATCATAGTTATTTATTTTCAAAAACAATTTAATATTATGTACTGAATGTGGATTATTTTTCTCGACAAACTGTGGAGTTTTACCAGCATGTAGATTAGTCCAAGAAATACTAAATAAATAACCATATTTATCAATAAGATTTAGTTTAATATTACTATCTGTAAAACTACTTATTAATTTAAAATTCATATTACGTTTATCTAAAAATAGTTGAATATTTTGATTAGAGAAAGTATTAATCTTAGAAACAATGGCGATTCCTTTAAGTTCTTTTATATTACACCAAGGAGATGAATAATAATATCCTTCGTTATCAGATAATTTTAAATCAACATCTTCACCTTCAAATGTTTCAGATAATAAAGTTAACTTAGAATTATTAATTTTTAAAAATAACTTAATATTATCAATAGAATAAGGATTAGCTTTATGTACAAAACGTGGTTTATATCCTTTAAGAATATCTGCCCAACGAATTACATAATAATATCCATCTTTGTCTCTTAAAATCAATTTTTGTGCATTATTTAAATATTCTTTACTAATTAAATCATATCCTAATTCTTCTACATATTGTTTTACTACATAATAATCTGTTTTTCTCAATATTATATCTCCCTTCATATAGAAATCCCTTAAATTATAAAAGTGGCAGGAAGCAGGGAAACTTCTTTTCAGTTTGCATGACCTAGCCACAAAAATTTTTTATCGTTTGTTGTTTTCCTTATCGCGACTAATTGTGCCAGAATTACTTAAATCACCATCTGCTTTAGTTGGTCTTCCACCTGAATCATCATTTCCTGCTGTTTGATTCATATTTTTAGGAACACGCCAATTATCCTTAGTTTTTGTCAGATTTTCATATTGTAAGGTTGCGTCATAAGAGTCAAAATTGTGTCCAACCTTTGAGGATAAGACAGCTAAACTTCCTCCGATTGTAGTTAATTTATATTCGGTTTCAACCTCTTCAGTTTTATTATACCAAGTGATTTTCCATATATTTAATTCAAATGTGTATTTTTTACGCAAATTTACATTACTAATACGATAATTAAACCAACTCTGTATTTTATCTAATATACTAAATACATTAGACTGTATGTAAACTAAATTCTGAGTTACACCTACTGATGAATTTGTGCTTGATCCACCTAATAATAAAGGATTTGCTCCTGCTTGCATATAAGCCATTGATTTTGCAAATTCAGCTAAATTTGTTTTTTCATTTTGTATAGATTTAAATGGAATCTCTTTTAACGGAAAAGGAGAGCCCGTAACCGATACGGACGATGGAACACCCGAAGCTACCACGTTAACCCATTGTGCAACGATTTCTGGTTCTACCAAAGGTACACCTTCTTGATTTGGAAATTCTATATTTATTAATTTAATTTTGTCGTCACGCGAGTTTTCAATCTCCTCATCAATCAAATCATTTAACAAAAATAATTCTGTAAACAATTGACTATACAAAGGCAAGAAAAATGTATCATTATCTCCACCTAATTTAATACAACATACTTTTTCACTAGGTAATGGTTGCCATTCAGGGTATCTTAATTTATCTGGATTTTTCTTATATCTATCATATAACACCTTAAATTCAGCAGGATATACTCCCCATGCAAATTCTGATAATTCATTATCTCTTGATAAATCATCAAAATACTTGAAGTTGAATTCAACCTTATATTGTCCACTTTTTATTGAATACAATCTTACATACTTTATTGGCAAATCCCATAAATAAGGAAAATCTCCATCGTTTTTCTCAAATCCACAGTATGCACCATATCGAACTATACTTTCAATAATTCTTCTTCCAGTTTTCTTTATATCAATATTCTCAATATAATCTCTAACTGTATCAAATTCATTTTCAAAGTTGTTTAGTATTTTATCAAATGCATCTTGATCAATTGGATTCCCTAATTCATCAAATTTAGTTTTTGCTTTTAATTCTAAATTTAATTTTCTCATTGTTGATTTTGTTGGTTGAAGATAATTATCTAAAGTTGCCATATTTGATGTTAAATTTACTAGAGTTTTATAGATCCCTTCAGGGACATATAATAAATCGGATAAATCGAGAATTTCTGTTTGATATTTAATTGGATTATTTAACCATAGTTTTATTTTATCTATTGTAATGTTTTTGTTGTTTTTTGTATTTCTTTTGTTGGAGAAGAATGAAGCAATACGAGATAGAGAGAAGTTTTTAGATTTTGATGGTTCCCATGATTCTTTTAATGCGAAAAGATTTGGGGAGAGGGGTTTATTTTGATTGTTTTGGTTTGGCAAGGAAGAACCTCCTTTCTTTTTTTATTCATTTTTGGTTATTTTCTTGCTCTGCTTGATTTATTTGCTATTGCGAAGTATGATGAGGGGGAGATGTTTGTTGGACGTTTTTTATTAGTGATATTCTTTCTTCTAATTTGTTTCAAATACCACCCTAATAAAGCTAAACAATAAGCTCTATCATCATTTAATTCATTTTCTTTGTCTTTAGCTAAATCATATCTATAATTTTCATTGCTACCTGTGTATCTGTAGGTATAAATCAATTCTTCTTTTGCTAAATCAATATTTTTTAATGCTAACTCTTCTTCAAAGTCCAAAGTGGATTTCTTAAAAATTATCTCTTTTTCTTTAACTATGTTACCATCATCGTCTTCTACATCAATCATTTTTCCTGTATAATTTGGCAATAATAAATATCCTTTTGAATCATATTCATTAGTGAATGATATTAAATCTAAATTATTCATTTCTAACAATGCGTCAAACATTTCTTTTTTATATTTTTGTGGAGATATTAATTTTAATTTATCAACAGCGTTGGGAAATTTATGAATATGTTCTTTACACTCCTCTTTATCAATAAAACCTTTATGTTTAAGACCATTCGAATCTTTCCAATCCTCCATAAGATAATCTGCTATTGTAGTTCCGTGTCCACCTGCACCTGCATCGATTAGTATACATTCAATATTTTCATAGTCTGGATTTCCTTTTCCATTATAATCCAATATCATTTGTTTTACTAAAGATATTTGCTCAGGTGTTCTCATAGGTGTTTTTTTCTTTTTACCTATATCTACGAAACTTACTCCATTGCATATCTCTAATCTTTCTCCGACATTTTCATCAAAAATTACTTCTCCAACTAAACAAACAGAGTTGTCATATTGATGTGCTGGATCATAGGCTATTATAAACTTTCTTTCTCCACGATCATCATTTTTTAATACTGGCAATCTTAATTGAGAATTTCTAACAATTGTTGCCCTTTTAAAAACCTGTTTATCTCCACCATCAAGACTAAATTTATTGTAAAATTCTCTCATGGCTTTTTCTTTATTTTTTCTCATTTCTGCATCAATTTCATCTTTATTAATAAGTGGAACAGGATATAATTTTCCATTATAAGTAGCATTAATCATAATTTCACAATTTAAATCACATACAAAATAATTCTTATCTCCTAAAAACATTCGTTTTGCATAATCTTTATATAAGGCATAATAATAACTATCTGTGCTTGACGCAGACGAGATAAACAATCTTTGATTAGGTATTTGTTGGGGATAAGTAGTTACATCTAAATCACCACCAAGCCTAAAAGTAGAATTCTGTAACAAAAATGGTATAGTGGCTACTACATATTCTTCTTCCGTCCAACCACTTTCATCATACACATTTAACGATGATCTTTTTCCTCTATTATTTGTTATGTCACCACTTAAACTAGTCACGGAACTGCCATTATATAGTTTATAATTAAATCCAGATTGAGAATGAGTAAACCCATCCGTATTAGCTGTAGATTTAACAAGTTCTCCCATAAAAAAATCTGTCAATCCTGCAAAACTTTGAATTTCTTTCTTGGCTATTTTTTCAATTTTCATAAACGTATCTTGACTTTGCGCTGAAACATTACTTAGAATATAACTGTTGTGTCCAGGTATTAGTATTCCTTTTGACATGAGAAAAGGTGCGGCGAGGGTTGATTTTCCGCCATTTCTAGTAATACACCAAAGATTATATGCTTTTAACCAAGAATTCATAAATGCATATTTTTGTGCATCGAGGAACTCAATTCCCATGAATCTCTCGCAAAACTTAATTGGTGCTTTTCTCCCCCATTGTATTATTTCCGACAACTTTAAATAACCTTCAAGTTTTTTTTGGGAAAGTTGAGTTTCAGAGCTTCTAAGAAAATATTCCAAAACAATCAACCCCCACTAGATAATATATCATATTGTTGTATAATTTGAATTTTCATAAGTCTATTGTCTTCTCTTAATTTAATCAATTCATCATCTAATTTCTTTATTAAATCCCTTTGCTGAGATATCATGTCCGTATAATCATTTTCATCAAACATTAATTGTTCTATAATACTTTTATTGCTAAAATCTGCAATTTGTTTCATGGCATCACAAGTTTCTAAATCAAATAAGTTTAATTCTGCTGTTGATAATCCAATTTCATTTAATTTCTTTACTGTGCCATTTAATGTATTTCCACCTTTGCTTTTGTTATTATTATGATTAACTGAAATGCCATTATCTTTAGCCATTGCTAAAATTGAACGATAAATTTTTTCTTTTGCTTCTACTAATGATTTTACTCCACCGACCTGACTAGACATGTTACTAATATCAGCAGTCATAAGAGCAAGAGCTTGATTAATTTTATCAATTTGATTAAAACTTTTAACAATCTCTATACAAATAGGTAACTTAAAAGAATCATCTACAGTATCTTGGTCAAGAAAATCAACCAATGCGTTACAGAGATATTTTTTATCCATTGGATTTTCATTTTCAAATGGATCATAACCAACTAATCTAATTACATCATCTCTATTACGAACATCTTCTTCAGACCAAGTTTTTATTTGTATATCTGTTTCTGATGGTGGTAAAAATTCATTTTTTTGACCATCTATACTTGCAGAATGAATAAATGACAAACTAGAATATTGTGGCAATGAATTAACTTTTGTAATATATACTTGTGCTATATTCCCGTTAGAGTTTCTTGCCTGTTGCTCTGCACTAGAATATAAATTAGATTCAAAGTATATATCTAACCACCTACATAATAAATATAATGCTTTTTTTGTGTCTTCGTGGGTTTCAACAAGATACGCATATAATTCAATTACACACTTACGACATATAAACATCCGACCATTATTACTTTTAATTAATAAAGATGTTGATTGATAAAATCCCTTATCTTGGTCTGTATATTTCTTTGCACAACAAGGACATCTATAATATTCTTTTTCAACTTGTGGCAGAGACACTTCTATATTTTCTTTTGTCTTAGTTGTTGCCACTTTTTTAGGTCTTCCTGCCACAAGGTCACTTCCTTTAATTATTAACTTACTTCTTCTAAATCTTTATATTTACCATTATAATAATTATCTAAAAACTCATAAAATTGTTCTTCAGTATTACCACCGTATCCAAACTCCTCATGGAATTTGGCGTGATATCGCTCTTCTAAACAAACGCCTAAAGGATGTCTGTAATGAATTTCAAGACATTTATCTACTAATAATTTTATTTCTTCATCTGAATAAAATGAAATATCATCATATAAAGGTAATCTGGTTTCACTCAAGGTGTCTTTAACTATATTATCAAAAGAATACAAATGATGAATATCATTAAACCTCTTTCCAGTAAGCAAGCTAACATAATTAGAATTCTCAACACTATCTATTTTCCATTGCTTTAAATTTCTTCTTAATTCTTGATATAATGCACTAATACCACCTTTATAATTTGGATTTAATGAACCAAATCTTTTACTATCATATTGAGGATTATTATCACTTTTCCACTTATCTGTTCCTATTAATCTTTCAGAATGGAATTTCCCTATTTCATCATGCACTCTTTGTAAAGTTTCTTCTGTTTTATAAAATCCTAAATCATTCGCTCTATGCATGATTTTATTTATACTTAGGAACGGAAAATATGTATTATATAATTCTTTATTAGTCATATGAGGATAATTATCTTTTAGAATTTGAATATCTTGTTCTGACCATTTATAAACATCAGAATTAAATCTGAATAATTCTCCTTTGCATTCACGGCAGACGTTGCGATATGAATCTGTACATGATTCATCTTTAGGAAAATAATCGTATTCCATAGGCAAATACCTCTTACATGATTTGCAATACTTATGTAATTTATTATCTATTATTTTATATTTAAAACTATTATAATTTTCAATATAACTTTCTATTTTCCTTAAACCAAGTTTACCTGCCATATGTAATATTGATTTTTCTGTTCTTTTTACTGATAAAAGTGGTATAATATCATATGTAAATAACTCTTTATAATTATCTTTTACAATATTAATATCTTCTTGCGACCATGGCTCATTTGCAAAGTCTGGAAAGAATTTTCTATTGTTGCACTCCAAACATGTATTCACAAACCCATCCAAAGATATTTTACTTAATTGAAAATAGTCCCTAGATATTGGAAATTCTCTATCACATTTAGAGCATTTTTTAAATCCTTCGGGAGATTCCTTGTCTCTACGCTTTATTTGGCACTTAACGCAAACATTTAAATAACCATCCAATGATTTTGTAGATGTTTTAAAATTTGTAGAATTTATTTCCAAAATATTTTCACAATCTACACATTTCTTTACTCCAGTAGTATTTATATTTCCTCTATTTTTCTCTGAAGCTAATTTACTTCTGCATTTTTTACAGACAGAGTTTAGACCGTCCTTACATCCGTTATGAACATGAAAATATTCTTTTGTTGATGGTAATTCTTCGCAACACATTTTGCAAACCTTCATTTTTACTTCTAACTCTTGATTAATTTCTTCCATTTTATAACCCTTCTTTCTGCAAATTATATTTCCCTCTGCACTAACCACTAAAAAGTAAATAGAAGATAGGGTGCAGAGATGGGATAGCTAATCCCAAAAACCTATCTTCCAATGAACAAAATCAATAATTATGCTCACATAAAAGCCTAGTCTTAATTGACTAGGCATAATCTAAACACAATTTCCATCCACACAGAAAACGCCTGATTGCTCAAGCGTCTTATAACTTACAAAACTTTATTATATAAAGGTGCGTCATTAATGCCGTACCTTTATCATTTTAACTTCTTAATACCACCGTCACCAATCATAATTTTATCTATCTTCTTCAATTCCTTAATAGACTTTTCTGCTCTAACTGGAACTATTCTATTAGGATACTCCCTAACCAAATCACTATAAATTTGTTTCCAAGTGTAATTTTTCTTTACCATCCATACTATTTCTTCTTCGATTTCTTTTATTTCCTCTAAATCTCTTGTTGATAAAAAATCTCTAAGATTATCACGCTCTTTTAAATCTAAATATTTCTTAATTTCTTTAGCATACATGCCATACAAGATTTCATAGCAAGAATTCGTAATACAGGCATATGGATTATTAAAATGACTCAATTCACCACGACTTTTCAAAATAGACATTGCTTCTGTTTCTTTATTTCTTTTTATTGTTCCTATTTCTCTTGCAACTAATTGCTTTAATTCAGATGGAGTTATTGCTTGAGTTAAAATTATCTCTTTAATAGAAAAATAATCTGCAATTACGGCTTTATATTGAATGATAGACAATTCACTATCCATAAACTTCAATAGTAAACTATATCCACGTTCAGACAATAAGAAGATATTTTTACTAACTTTAATCGCTTGATTTGTAAATATATGACTGCCGACCAAAACGGCAGTTGCTTCTTTACTGTCTTTTAAGTCAAGATAATGAATTCCTATATCAAAATGTTTTATATTCTTATTTATTAATTCATTTACATGACTTGGTTTTTTATTATGTAATTCCGCAATGGTCTTTACTAAGATAACTTTTTGATCTCCACCAAATCCTCCATAAACATTAGGAACATCAATTCCACATACTTTTGTTGTTCCTTTAATTATTAACTTATCAATATTATTATTTTCCATTATTAAATCACACTTCTTTCTCATATTATTAATCACCCTAAAATACTATCTGCCTCTGACACACCAACTATGATATGCTTCTTCAGATTCCAAAAAAGAGAATTTGTACCACGGCTTCTTTGTCACATTATGAATCCCAACTTCTTTAATCATTACTCCTTGGGATATGTAATAATTACTTTGCAAAGGATTATAAATATAGACATATCTTTCTTTTTGTTCTATCACTCTAATTCACTTCCTCTCATCATATATTTGTGCTATTTTAACACACAAGAAAGGACATCTTAAATTAGATGCCCTCTATCTGAGTTAAATTAAAACTTAGATTTGATTGGATAATTGCTATTGTTTACTATACTTAATTGCATAATCTTTAATGCCACTAATAAAATCATTAATGTTATCCGTAACATTAGGAAATTGAATATTACCAATATGAATATTAATTGTCTTATTACTTTCTTCCGATTCCCTATTTTCTTCTTCAAAATCTCCTCTATCCGACCACCCCAATCTCTTCATTTCCAAACTCATCTGAAATAAAGCGTCAACAATACAATTCGGGCAACCTTCACTCGCCATAATTTTCTCAAATGCCTTACCAACAGATGCATTTACAATATCATCATGTCTTTGCGAGCGACAATCATCGCACTGGCATTCTTCATAATCACATACACAATCTGTTTCACCACATTCTGAGCAAATATCATCCTCTGAATCATCAATATATTCCTCATTATGATTTTCACGACCACAATGCTCATCACACCCATCGCAATTAGAACATTCAGAACTTACATCATATTGACTGTCATTACTGTCATCTTTATCCTCAACTAACTCACAAAATGACCAACTAGCATTTCCAACTAATGTCTTATCTACTGTTTCCCTATCCATATCTGTAAAAATATAATAATCTCCATATGAATCAAAGAAGTCAGAATACTTATAATCACCATCATTTGCTCTAGCAGTTTCACAGAACATTTGAATTTCTTCATCATCGAATAGCATGGAAATATAATATTCCTTTGTGTAAGGGCTTAAATCATTAGTCTCATCAATAAGATCATACGTTTCTCCTAAATATTCTGAAATATAAAATGCAAGGCCATGATCAACAACCATGAGAAAATCTATAGAAGTTTCGATGTGATTATCGAGAATATTATCAATATCTGTGAGAGTTAATTTATTTGCCATTTTGCGATTTCCTACCTTTATATTTATTTTATTTTGTTTTGTTATTTAATTGTATTATTTAAACCTAAAGCATATCTTTCTCTTTAACCAAGACACTATTCTTAGAAACCTCAATACTACCATTAGTCTGAATTTGTGACATGGTAATATTATGGTCAACATTCATTTTATTCATAATAATGCTAACCACATCCTCCATAGACATTCCTGAATTAATCAAACAAGTATAAAATCCAGAAAAATAACTTGCATCTTTCATGCCTTTAATAAATTCTTCTTTATCAATTTGAATATCTGTATCATTTTCTAAATTTTCCGTTGAAATAGAAAATGGTTCTGTGAACATGAGGACATCATCCAATGGAGATTTTATTTCTTCTGCATCTGGTTTATCACATTTGAGTTCGTTCAATTCTTCTGGTGTAGTTGTTTCTTTACAATTATCGCACATATTTGATTCTCCTATTATCTAAATTATTTTATTAATTTTACATGATGTATTCAATACAACCCATATCTAAACATTCAGAAGGGGTAAGTATCCAATCTTTCTTTTCTCTTTTAACTTCATCTAATTTTGATTCTGGTATTTTAGTATATTTAAGAATCAACATTTTCATTAAATCCCATAATCTTTTTAATTCAGTAACTTCATCTTCTAATTCTTGAAGTGTACCACCAACCCACATTGAAGGCTGATGTGCTAAAGCGTAACTATATCTATATGCTCTACGTTCAGAACCAACAATTAATAGCATAAATGCCATAGATGCAGATGAAGCTTGATTAGTAGTAATAATCTTATATCCCATATCTTTAAGTTCCTCGACTTTAGAAATTATACTCAATCCAGAAATTATATTACCTCCAGGCGAATCTATGAGAATTTCTATACTTTCTCTTTCAGAAATAGGAATATTAGATTTATTGTCTAATGCAACAATTCTATCTAAAAAATAAACTGTCTTGAAAGAGATATCTTGATCTATTATTTCGTTTATGAAAATTCTTCGATCTCTAATAGCAGATGTTAATTTCATCTCGTCAATTATTTTGTCAGTTGGTATTAATATTTCCATATGTAATTACCTCATATATTTTATTTTTCTATTAATCCCGATCACAGTATTCAAAATATCTGTAATCCCATATTCCTTACTAACAATAAAACTCTGATTTTTCTTTTCTGTCTGAATATAACCTTTGTCGTTACTCCACCTTGAAAAACCGCTAACTGTCGGCAATCTTAACACTTCTAAATATCCTTGTTTCTCATATACCATTGCTTGATGTAAATGAGCCAACATAAGAACTATATGCTCACAATTACTCCATTTATCTTTTGCTTCAGTAGTAATAATTTGCAAAGCATCTTTAACTTTAATATCATGAGAAAAAGTAAGTAAAGTCTTTCCAAATTCATAATATTTTCTAGGTAAAGGACTATCATCCACATAAACATTATCATTGCCTCTATACCATGCTTTTACAGTTTGAATTACACCAAACATAGTATGAAGATCATGATTAGAAGGCACTAGGATAACGTCTACGGGTGCAATTTCAGTAAGCATATCAATTGCTCTAACAATTAATTCTGTAGCCTTATGTACTGCTTTAAACCACGATGCTGAAACCTCTTGTGGTGTTCCACGAGTCGTAGTTCCATTAGTATTATCAGCCGTTATAAAGTCATTTCCTGTAACAAATAAAACCTTCTCAAAAACCTTATCTTCAACTCTATCTATCACATCATTAATTACCTGAAAGAATATATCTTCTGCAATTTGCATATTATATTCATTTCCTGTTGATAATTTGTCTGATAAAAGATTTAAGTGAAAATCAGAAATAGGAACAATTAATAATTTGCCATTTTTCTTATATTGAGATGTTTTTATATTTGATTTATTTATTGTTCTTGTGCATGTTTCTAAACTAGAAAATATTTTCTTTGCATCTTCTTCATTCCATTGGTATTCAGTTCGAGGTTTTACGCTCACCTTTGAACTATAAAGTACCTTAACTCCATCTTCTTTAGTATTCATGTGCCACATACTATTCTTAGCAGATGTAATAGACCACTCACTAGGCGAGTACCCATGTGACTTTAAAACAAAATCAGGATCTTTTGATTCCTCAAGACTCATTTCCAATAATTTGTCTGATACCTGAGAATTATCACTTTTAATTTCTACAGATTCCTTATAATTAGGAATAGTTCTAACTTGCTCAAGTTTCTTATCAACAATCTCATCCCTAACAACACCCAACTTCTTTAATGTCCCATCGCGATCCTGCCTTTTTTTGATAAATTGCCGATAGTGTTCTCCAGTTTTAAATGGAAATCCTTGAGACTCATTCAAATCATTCCAAGAAGGATTTTTAGTATTAAGTATTTTTTTATATTTATCTCTATTATTTTTGAAATCGACACCGATAATATAAAGTTCATCTTTTGATTTTGACAATATTTATTAATACCACCCTATATATTTATTTTATTATTAAGTCACTTTCACTACTCTTACAAATAATTACTGGATACCCATTGCTCTGAACGGCATATTTCTCTTTCAATTCTTTATTGACTCTAATTCTTATGTAACCTAACTTTTCAAGTTCTCCACGCATTTTGCGAAGTTGAATTTCAGTTACTTCCCATTTATATTCTTTAGATAAATATAATACAATTTCTTTCTCAGTAGTGTAATTCTTTTCATCTACTAATTTTTCAACAACTGAAACAATATTTTCAACTCTTTCATCACTTTTTTTGGTTGTTGTTCTATCTTTAACTGATTCTGTTATTTCACCTGTTTCATAATCAATATCCTTTGATGCTACCTTTTTATATTGAGGGTAAATATTTTGAGCAACTTCTAAACCTTCTGTTCTATAAAACATCTCATATGAAGTACCTTTTACTGTATATCCATTTTGTTTCCATTTAACTCCTTGGGATTCAATATTATTAAGTTGATCAAATACCCAAGAGGGAATAGAATAGAAACTTACTCTCTGAGTTGTTTTGTTTGCTATTGCAATTGCTTGAGCTTTAGCAAGCATTTTTGGAGGAATTTTATCATCATCTAATTTCCTTATTAAATCGTGATAAGTTAAAACAGCAAGTCTTTGACTTATTCTTTTTAGATTGTTGGCTGCCGTTTTAGTAATTCTAGCTAATTCTCCTAATGAAACAAAGAATACAGCGTCTCCATCTGAATTCATATAATTTTCACCATAAATATTATTTTGTGCAATTCCTGCCATTACTAAAAATAATTCCTTAACATATCTAATATTTTTATCTGTTTGTGGACATAAATCCATAAACTTATTTAAATTCATTGTATTAATAATTAAATCAAGATTTGTCTTTTGTTCAATACTCCATTGAGTTTCTTTTATTGATAAATTGAATATTGTCTTAATAAATTCTATTGCTCTATATTCACTCTTAAAACCACCAAGTTTTTCAATTAATTGTTTTGTATTCATAGATACTCCACATTTACCACTATGACATTTATAAAGCCATTTTCCTTCATTGGTTTGAAATATACTTGCACTCGGATTACTATCTTTGTGAAATAGACATTTAACTGATGAAGGATATTTAAATTCTAATAGTTCTGCCATGTTAATGTTATAATAAATGTGATACCAAAAATCTTCCTTATTATCAAAAACTATAGGGTCACAATTCAAACTATTTTGTAAATATTCTACTTCTCTATTTATCAATGCTTTAATATTATATCTCTCTTTTATAGAGGGAGAAGGTTTGGGATTACCTAATACCTTTGTGCGAGAGGGGTTTCCGAACCGTTGAGAAAGGGTGACTATTAAATTAAAGGAGTTATAGTTATAAGTATATATATTAGTCACCCTTAACCCTCTCACAATATCCTTAATCTTATAATCTTTATTATAGAGTTTAGGATACTTTTTCATAAGGCTTTTACCCTTATTATTACTTTTATTATTATTATTTATTTTATTATTTTTAACTTTTATAGGTTTAGAATCCTCTAATACAATATCTTTAGATAAACCTATGATATAATCACTATTTAATATATTACCAGAATCAAATACTATATTTTTACCTGCAAAGAATATTCTATTAAGATTCTTACACATTTCATCTACTTCTCCAATAGATTCCATTAAATATAATAATATCTTCTTTGCTGTATTTTCATCAATTATAACTTTATCTAGTACAAATACTAATCTCATTTTATGATGATTTTCTTTGTGATTAAAAGAAGTATAAACAAAATTAGGTATTATATTTATCTTTTTGCAATGCTCAATTATTTCATCATATGTTTTATGATTTTCTTTTAAATATTGTTCTGTTAATATCTCATATTCATTATCAGACATTTTCTTAGGTTTTACAGGTTTATTATCAATATCAATCATAAATACCTGCTGTGATATCCAATCTGTTTCTTGGCCTCCGCAATAAGACGGTCTAATAGTTTTTCCATCTAATACACTTTTCTTAATTTCTTCGATTGAATACTCTTTTACATTATCAATTTTCATTCTATTGATAATTGCTCCAATGTCTGTACTGGGCTTGGTTTGATAATTTACCTTGTCAATAATTAATTTGATTTTCATTTCTTAAACATCTCCTTCAATATTTTTATTTGTTTCCTTAATTTAAATAATAAGCAAACAGGCGTTAAGGATTACGCTTTTCGATGATCAGTCTAGTCTGCTTATTTGTGTTATTTACAACACAAAAAATTCCTCTACAAAAATAAAGGAATTTAATCTGTTGTAATTTATGATTATTGAAATTATTTTATATCCTCATGATATTGACAATCTTGACAGAACATTATATTCTTATTGACAAAATATTTAATCCAATATCTTTGTTTTCCGCAATTTGGACAACATAATTCTTCTTCAACAATCCTAATCTTATCTTCCAAATAACTATAAACATAATATTTCTCTGTCGGCTTACAAACATAATATAGCACTGGAATATTAATATTATTATCATCAATATTTACAATGTCATCAACAATTGCAAATAATCCATGCCAATTAGAGTTGTCTAGGATTTGTACTTGAGTTCCTTTATTTAGTTTCATTTGATAATTGTTTAATCCTCCTTTTAGAGAATAATGACTCTATAAAAACAGTTTTTCTTGTATTATTATAATTATTAATAGTTGCAAGTTTTTTATTTAGGATATAACTTGCAAAACCTATTTAGTTTATTGGAAGGGGAGAGATAATTAAACTCTCCCATATCAAAAATACCAAGGGAGACAAATGCCTCCATATTTTATTATAATTTATATAATACTTACTGCTTTCCAGCCCTGCGGATACTTTTGGTCAAGCATAATCATACCAAACCGTTTTATCAGGGATTTAATCAATCTTTATTACTTACTCTTTAAGTCTTAAACTTTACACTTATTAAACTTTGAATTTTTATCTTTAAGCGTTTAGTCTTAAACTTTAATCTTTACAGAATCTTTAAAATCATATAGTTTAATATGTAACCGACTTTCCATTAAGGTGTCGGTTAATCTATTAATTTTTGTTTTTCTGCACATCCTGTGAAAGATGCAAATAATATGTACTTTCTTTATATTTATTAAACCAGTCTAAGTACATAAAAGACTTGTCAATTATGGTTAAAAGTTTTCAGAAAGCAGTAAGTAGTTATTTCTTATGGATTAATATTCAATTTCTATCACTGTTAGAGCATTGCTTGTTGATAAACTGGAATCAATTTCACTCTCAAACTCTAAAATTTCTTTCTCCAATTCATCAATCTTATCTTTAACTTTAATCGGATCTACAAATTCAAAAGAATTATTGAGAATAAATTCCTTTCTAACTTTTTCAAGTTCATCAGTATTTGTCTTCCCTTCTTTTGAACCAAATAATCCAATTACATAGTTTTCTGCCTTTTGATTTAATGTTTCACCATTTTCCTTATCTATAATTTGAATAGAATGTACATAATGTTGACTCATAGTATTCATCAGAGTTTTCTTATATAACATTCCACTATTTTTCATCTCAATTGCTTCTGCTACTGTCATTTCATTGTCACCAATTTTAACTTTAGTAGTTGCATTAGATAAAACAGTTGCTCTTTTAATTGCATTTCTGCGACTAATTAAGTCATTTGCTTTATTCCAACTAGCTTGGATTTGTGTTTTAAATTCATCTACTGATACACCATTAATTTTATCATTAGAGTGTTTATTTGCTTTGCAATATACCCCTTGGGAAATAGTTTTATCAATTCTTGCACCAATTACTTTTAGTTCTGATAATGCTTTGTGGATTGTCATTGTTTCAGTTGTCATATTTTTATTTATCCCCTTTAATTTTAAATTTTAAAAGTTTAAATCTTGCTCTTGGTGGCGTAAAGCCAAAATATAAATCTTCTTTGTTAGAGTTGTTAACTCAATTCATTTTGTTGTGGTTGGACTTATGTTTTTTTTACTGCCCTGTCCACCCATTATTTATTATTATGAAGGAATTGCACTTGAACCGAATTAGTTATAATTCGAGGAAGTTTACACTTCTACAATCCCTTCATAATACAAGCAAAAATGCATCTAAAAACCTCATACTATTTTCAGAGCAATACCTGTATTTCAAGGGCTTACTAACTTATGCACATGATTTTAGGGAAGGTTCGTAATTACACTCACGTTAACCTAATTTTATTAAACCCTAAAATAAGTTTTTATTTATTGTTGTTGTTTGGCTTATGCAATTTCCAAAAAATCATCACCACAACAATTTATAGAGGAAAGTATTTAGTAAGAAAAGAATCTAATTATAAGCATCTAAAAATCTTTAACTTCTTAGTAATATTAATTATAGCTAATAATTAATATTAAAATTTCGCCTAGCAAAAACTATGCTTATTATGTTTTTCTGTGAGAGTAACAATTGTACACATCATCACTCTCTAGATAAATTATCAGACCACAATAGTAGTGTCGCAGTCAATTCATTTGATATATCGTCTAAAAGTTAACGATGCCACACCATTTCTTTAAGTGATATATCAAATGTTAGACTATCAATTATATCTCATATTGTGGTATGGTAAGGTATTAATCGTCATCTTCCTGATCTTCAGCATCCTCAGATTCCCCATCTAAAGATAAATATTGTTCACAACCATTAATTGTAATATCTAAGATGCCGGGTTTCTTTTCTGTTCCTTCAAGTTTATACAATTTAGTAGACCATTCGCATACACTGGCTTTTACACATGATTCACAGAATTGATTATTCAAATTTGCCATATATTAATAAATTCCACCTTTAATTTTATTTTATGATTGATAATTTACCTTATACTAATTTATATGGAGCCGATAATAGGACTTGCACCCACAACCTACACATTACAAGTGTGTTGCTCTACTATTGAGCTATATCGGCTTATTGTAATTGTGCTATCCTGCCCTATATCCAATGATATCTATTGAATATAGGGGACTAACACTGATAGCACAAAATTATTATATTTACTGTACAACTTTATCTTTAAGAGACTTATAAATAGTTGTCTTAATTGCATTTTTTGCAGGAATTTGAATTGTTTCACCATTTTGCGGATTTCTTCCCGACCTACTAGCACGTCCTACAATTTCCATTCCAAAATGACTTCCAACTTTAACATCCTCTTTTGTTTCAACGCATTCTTCTAAAACTTGCAGAAATGCATTTAATTGTTTTTCGCTTTCTACTTTTGTACCTTCAACGATTTGAGCCATACGTGTAATAATATCTTTCTTGTTTACCATTTTAATATATCCCCTTTTATTCTTTAATAGTATCTGCACATCTTTGATGTCAGACCTGTGTTTTTAATTTGTTGATTTGTTATTTTATGTTTCATATTTAGAAAATTCTTTTTTAAGTATTTCTTCAATATTCTCAAAATCCCAGTACCAAACTTCTAGAAAATTATATCCATTTGATAGGGCATATTCTTTCTTACGCCTATCATGTTCTACTTGTTTTTCGAAGTCTTCAATAGATTTGTGTAAACCCTTGCAAAAACCTTCATGTTGAATACCTTGATATTCTACAAGAAGATTATATTTTGATAAATAAAAATCATAAGATAATAATCCATTACCAACTCCTCGCAAACCTTCAAATGTTTTTTGTGGTATAAAATAGTTATTATTATGATTGTCTAAATAATTATCATAATCTGTTTGATTTATCTCAACAAATTCTTTTTTAATAAAAACTTTTCTACATTCTTTTTCACCTTTTGATTCACTACATTCTGGACACCCCTTACCGTTTTTCCTATTAGATATTTTTGCTTGCCACACATGTATAGGATTATCTTTACATTGCCACCAAACTTCTTTGTTGCTACAAAAAGTAACATCATAAGGAGTCAAATCTCCATTGAAAGTACGATGCCATTCTTTAGCAAGTTCTGGATTTTTTGTTGCCAAACAATTAGATAAACCAACTTGTTTACCGTGACATATACCACAACCATGATCTTGAGAAATATCCGCCCAACTTGATTCAAATATTCCTCCGCACTCTTCTTTTAAACATCTCCATTTAAGTTTTTTACCATTACCATCATATATATCACTGACTAATTCAAATGGTTTATTGTTTAATTTACACCATAATTTTATATTATATATTGTATATGGATTAAATTTATTAAATTTAATAAATTTAAAGGGATCTTGTTTTATTCTAAAATTATGATATGTTATATTATAATAATACTTGTCTTTATCTTGAATTATTAAACATATAGTTGTTGGTTTACTATATTTTGTTTGTTCTTTAAACTCTTCTTTAGTGGTTACTACAATATAATCACCTTTACTTTTAAAATAGTCTCTAATATCTTCATAAGTCTTTGCTTTAGACATTCTACCCTCCTTTAAATTAATAAAGAGGGAGTATTTAATCATAATTTATTTTTCTACTCCCTCAATCAAAGGAGTAATTTTTATCCACTAAGGTATCTACTCATTGGTAGTACCGAAAATAACATACATTTACATTTTATCAGATATATCTGCCATCCTACTTCTCCAAACATTGGGAAGATGTATACAACCAAACATATCCTCATTTTTAAACACTTCTATTGCTTTGAGCAACCCATTATTTTTACCAACATATTCAACCTTGTCTACCTGCTGATATGGATCACCTTCAATTATGATTTTTGCATCCTTACTACATCTGGATAAAGCAAGTTTCATTAAATCAGGTGTTGTATTTTGTGCCTCAGTGATATATAGAATTTGATTATCAGTTATTTCCATTCCTCGACTGTCTGCCATAGGTATTAATCTAATCTTATCTTGTGTAATTAAATTATCTACAATGCCTTTATCGCCAAATTTAGTGATAAGCATATTGCCGATAAAATTTTGCATACCCTTTTGAACGGAATCACCACTATAAAATCCCATATCAACTGCTCCGCGCACTTTTGTAGGATTATACATTACTACACAAGTGTCATATTTTTGATATTGTAATGCCCACATAATATACATTAAACTACAAAGACTTTTTCCACTTCCTGGTTTTCCTGTAATAGCAGTAAATTGATTATTATGCAAACTATCAATACATAGTTCTTGGAATATATCTTTTGGTTTTAGATTTCCAAACATCATGCTTTTAAAGTCTTTTTTCACAATGCTTTTAAATCCTTGTTGTGTCCATCTTTGCTTATCAACAATTGAATTGTTAACTTTGAGTAATAGGTATTCATTGATATTTAGATTCCATAGATTTGCTTTGGTTTCTGATTCATACCAATTAGCCAATTCATACTCTGACATATCTAAGATTGTGTAACCAGTATATTTTTCATCGTCATAATCTGTAGGTTCATATTGTTTACAAGTAATATTAAGAGAATCACATTTTGCTCTAAATAACATGTCATTACTATAAGCGATTGTATTATTATCTTTTTCGTACAAAACCTTCAGGAGTGAAATGATTTTATTATCCATAATTTCTTTATCAAAACATGAAGGAAGATTATTATAATCTGTTTCATCAATGATATATTTAATTTTGTCTCGATTAGCGTTTATATATCTAGTCGCTCTACGGGCCTGAAATTTTACCTCTTCTGATTTTCCATTTTTCTTCAAATTGTCTAATTCACCAAGAACAAATCCTGATAATTGTATCCCTGAATCTGAAAAATCTTCAAAAACTTTTTTAGGATGATCCATTAATACATTTGAATCAATGTAAGGTGATTGACATGGTTTATCGGGCAATATAAACCAATCCTCTACTATTTATTTTATTACTTTGTATCATAAGACACAATTTACAACTTCTTCAATATTAACAAATTCATCATACTTAATTCTTAGTAACTTAATACCATTAATACTACAAGAATCAACTTTGAATTTGTCATAATAATCACCATTATAAAACTCTATTAGATATTTTAATTTAGTTCTTGATTCATCCTCAAATACTGCATAGTCAAAGATATAATAGATTTTATCAATACCTTCTAATCTGTAGTTTTGAGAGAATATAGTGTTATTTAGATTGAAATATTGCTCTAATCTATCTTTTTTCTTTAGTTTTAAGAGTAGATTGTATACAGGTGGGGTTACATAGCGTTGTTTACGCCTACCACTACTAAATTTTCCTATTACTACTAGGGATTCTCCATAATTTCCATGTTTTTGATGGATTATGTTTTTAGAGATTAAGTATTGTGTTTCTTGTTTTGTGATTTTTTCCAATGTTTGTTGTTTGATGCTCCTTTTAGTTTGGAGTTTTTGTTTTTAATATTATGTTTCATAAGCGTATCGACCAAACGCTTATAAGATAGGGATTATATTACTATACCCTATCATTACAAGCATTGTTTATAATATTTCTGAAATCGCTGTGGGAGTAGGGTTTCAAGGTTTATCAGCTTTTCGGATTCTCTTTGTTTGATCCCACTCTTTCTTTTGATTAAACTGCATTTTCTTCGCACAATCTATGCAATATTTTATATTACCATTTGTCTTTTTAATAATCTCTCCACAAACTTCATTCTCACACTTCATGTATTTATCATCTCCATTATACCAATCAAAATAATATCCAACATTATCAAAATTAGTTATCTCAAAAACAATATTGTCAATTTTATTACCTTTGTCATCTTTGTCAACCACAATATCATCTATAAAAGATAAATTAATCTTACCCCTAGTCCTCACATCAACATAACCTAAATTTGATAAACCATTTACTAATTTATTAATATCATATTCTCCAGACAATCTAGACATTTCAAATACTTCTTTGTACGATTCTGTTTTTCCACCAAATATATTATAATCAGAAACTTTTCCATATATCTGCTTAGACATTTCTTTATTCAATTTATTTTTTACAATAAACGTAAATAATATTTTTTTATGCACACTATCAATTTCCAACCCATTAATATATTTAATCTCATTTTTTGTAATCGGAATACTTTCTATTAAAATTAATTTATTTATTCTCTTACTGCCATACGCTAAAGCTGAATTAATTATTTTGAAGTATTTTACTCTATTGAATTTTACTATATTATTTTCGCAAAACTGATATACTAATTTTTTCCTTTCACTTGCTTTTTCTGCTAACACTTCTTTATAATATTTAACTAATATTTTTAATTCATATCTGTGATATTGAGTTAAAAAACCTTTTTTTAATATCTCTTCTGCATATTTCTTTTCATTATATCTAAACTGAATCATATTTTCACCTCTTGTAATTTAAATTTCTTATTTAAATACTCAATTTCTCCATTTTTATTTGGCATAGGGAATAATACTTGTCCTTTGTTAATCTTATTATGTAATTTAACATTTGAAAACAAATATTTTCCATAAATATTCCATAAAAAATCTTTATTGAATTTTGGATATTTGACATAAAATATTTCCACTAAGTAATTTACTAATTCATAAACATTAGGACATATTTCAACCATTTTCTTTTTAAACCCTTCATATATTCCTTTGGTTTGTGCTTCTAAACTGTCATCATGTTTATCATCATTAGATTTACTACTTATACCCATATTACCAAGGTCTTTAATCTCAGTTCTAAATTCATTATATCCATTTAAAACTTTATCATATGTATCTCTATTATCTATTTGTTCTTTTCTTAGATATTGTTTGTAAAAATCTAAATCATTTTCTACTTTTAATTTTTCTTTAAGATTGAAGTCAATCCCTTCGATATGTTTACACAATAAATTCATTACACAATCACTATCAATCACTGGCATATATTGATAATAAGCTTTAAGCAATTTTTCTTCTTCTGGTTTTTTTCTTTGTTTATTAATTAAATCATTCAAAGACATTCCGAATTTTTGCTTACTAGACAAATCGTAACCACTAATATGTTTCATATATTTTCTTTTAGTATCTTTGTAAAGATATTTAAAGAAATATGGATGTCTATCTAGGAGCATGTTATTAAGTATTTCTTTTTTTTCAATAGTTTTAACAGAATCTTTTTTAATATCTTGAGTATCTTCTCTATATATCACCTGTCTTTCTACCCATTTTCTAGGTATTCCCTTAACTTCCTTTCCTATCTTCGCCTTATCAATCTGTGCAGATTGAAGTTTTGTACACATTTTAATTCTATTCATTGTTTGTTTGTATTCTTCACTTTCCTTTTTAAATAAAGGAAGCAAGGCATACGCACTTGTACTTTTATTAGTAATTGAACCTATAATAGATCCAAAAGCAAACAAATCTGCTGTAAATAAAGCTTCTGAAGTTAATTCTATTGGTTTAGGTTTAGGTGCATCATAGACAACTGGTAACTCATCAGAGTAAATTCCTTTGATAACTGTAATATCCGATGTGGTAGCCAAAATATCCATGTCAAAATCTGAACCTGCCCAGTGCATTGTTTCCATACCATGTATATTAACTATAATTCCTGTAGTACAATATCTATACCAATCTTCCGTACAATATGTGTCTACTAGATTAAGTTTTAAATGTTCACTTCTAAAGGTTAACGGTGCTCTCATTGAATCAACAATTTCTACTCCTTTTCTGTTCCAATAATTTGAATAATATTCATTCTTCTGCAACAATCCTGTAATTTCTCTTCCACAAACATGTTGCATTTGTGCAAAC